TGTTCAAGGAAGCATAAAACTGCCATTACCTCAACAATTAATTGATAATCATGCGGTGAATTACGAACAACAGGAATTAGGTTCTTTGATGGGAGGAGCTGCAGACGCAGCTTCAAAGGAATGGAATTCTCAAGGGGGAACATCTCAAAACATATCACAAATGTTAAAAAATTTGACCGGGGCAGATGCGGTGGGTGCTATAGGTTTAGGTATAGCTGATGCTTTTACAAATGACCGTGCATCAACAATTCTTCAATTAGCCACCGGATTGGCACCTAATCAATTTTTAACAATCATGTTAAAAGGACCTCAATACAAGAAACATGAATTTACATGGAAACTATCACCTAGAAATTCCCAAGAATCTATTCAAATAAAACAAATAATTGCAGAACTTAACAACTCAATGGCTCCGTCATCTTCAGGTAGTTCATATTTTTTTAAATTTCCTAAAGTTTTTAAAATTTCATTTTCTCCTAATGAACAAATGTTATTTAAATTTAAACCCGCGGTTATTGAAAATATGACAGTTAATTATTCGCCATCAGGAATTCCGGCATTTTATCACGGTACCGGAGCCCCTGATGCAGTGGAATTGAGATTAAGTTTTATAGAACTAGAATTTTGGTTGTCGGGAGATTTTTCATGACAGAAAGATATTTTACAAAATTTCCAAGAATGAATTATCAAAATACATCATGCACAGATATAACCAAACGAGTTATATTTGATTCTGCTCTTAAGAATAAAGGATCTTTATTCTTTGACTACACTCTTAAAACTAATGCGAGACCAGATCTTATAGCCGAAAATTATTATGAAGATCCATATTTAGAATGGATGATATTTTTGAACAATGGTATAGTAGATCCATATTATGATTGGTATATGAGCGATTACGAGTTTACTGGATTTATAAATTCCAAATACGGATCAATTGATAATGCAGAACGAAAGATTGCTTATTATCAATTAAATTGGCATATCAATGATTTTGAAATCTCTGTTGATTATTATGAAAATTCTTTGCCATCTTATTTTAAAAAGTATTACACTCCGATATATTCATATAACGATAAGATTCTTTCATATAAAAGAAAACAAGATAAAATTGTTACTAATACTAATAAAATTGTGAATTTTACTTATAATATTGAAACAGGAAATACTTTTGCCGAAGGTGAAATTTTAAATATTCTTTCAAACTCGGGTGCAAATATTGTGGGACAATGTGAAATTTTGTTTTCCAACAACTCAAATATTAAAGTAAAAAATGTGTCTGGAAACGTTGCTATGGGAAATAAAATTGAAACTTTAGATACTCTTCACAAAGCAAATATAAACGGTTATGAAGTTGATTATGAGAATATAACTGAAGATGAGTTTGTGTATTGGACTCCTGTGTCGTATTATAACATTGAATTAGATAAAAACGAAAAAAATAAAAACATTTCATTAATTGATAACAAATACTCTCTTGAGATTTCAGAAGAATTGAGGAATTTATTAAAGAATGTCTAACATACCACAATATGGAAAAGCAGTTATCAGAAAGCTTACTGTTAACGGAATTGATTTAACCCAATCCGTTAGATCTTTATACACAGGGTCTTCTATTCTAACACCTTTTCAGTTTGCAAAAATTTCTTTGATGGATGGATCTATGATTCAGGACGCACTTTATGAATCAGGTGTTCCAATTAAAATTGTGTATTCAGCGGGTGACGGTAAAAATACGAGAGAATTTGAATTTCTTTCTATGTCCAATCGAAACGGGGTGAAGGGGGAATCAAACAGAGTGGGGGCATTTGAGCTTATAGCCACAACTCAATCATATTTTAATATGGATAATGATCATTCATCCTTTCATCAAAATATTACTGCGGGTGACGCTTTGCAAAGATTGCATAAAGAAGTTGATTCAAAAGCATCATTAAATCTGACAAAGACAAAGGGGATGATAGGAGATCGAGAACCCTTTCATCTTAGATCAATTAAATTAGGAGGTGCAGTTTCTAAAATTCGTGGGCGCATGACTGATGAAAAATATAAGTCTGGAGCATATCTATATTTTTCTGATCAAGAAAACAAATACCATGCAAAACCTTTAGAGCAATTATTTGATGAAGCAGATGGTCCAAAATTTACACAACATGTGGCTGGAAAAAGTTTTTTCAATGAGCAATCTGCATTTGCTCATAATATATTTTCTATGAAAAATGGAGGAGCGGGTTCTTCATCTGCAACAGATAACGCAGATAATTATTACGCAGCACAAAAACAAAAAGGTGGTGATCCAGGTACAGGATTTAATTGGCAAACTATGGAATACAAATCTCCTTCAGGTAAAAAACCATCCAATGGAAAATTTCCAGGATCTACTGAATGGAAAGGACCTATTCCTAAAAAGGATACCACTGTAACTCATAAATTTAATTATGATGGCAATCAAAAAACACAAGAAGATTTTGAGGGTGATATAGCAACACAAAATGCTCGTAGATCTATAGCGTTACAAGGCTCTTCTACTATAAATGTTCCTATGGAAGGTGGTCTCGGTGTTAAGGTGGGTCAAGGATGTAACATAGACATACCTTCTGAAAGTGGCACAGGAAATGCAAAAAAATCTCTTAACGGCGGCAGGCAATTAATAATAGCTCAAGGTGAATATATTTTTATGGGAGATTCAGGTCTGCAAGGAACAGTTTCTCTTCAAACAGCATCAGGCGGAAAGCAAGGAAGTTTAACATGAATGAAAAAAGTTACGGAAGAGGTAGGCAAAATTTCTTTCAAGGTGAAATAGTCAATATTGATTCTCCTTATCAAGACGGTTCTTGTCAAATAAGAATCTATGGTTTAGAAGATGACAAAAATGCTATTCCTGATGATAAATTGAGGTGGGCAAAATGTTTAATGCCCGTAACCCATGGACAAATAGGGGGGTCGGGTGGTACTCACGGTTTACAAAAAGGTTCCAAGGTAATGGGAATGTTTGTTGATGAAGATGAGCAAATCCCAATTATTATGGGTGCGTGGTCTTCTACTGGAGATATTAAATGAATAAAAACACATATCCCATTTCAGCTCGACCTGAAACTGACCCAAGAAAAGTTGATGGTTTAAAAGGTTCTGAAAAAACACATGGCGCCGTTGCTGACTCTAAATCTATATATGATATTGCTAAAGATGTGGTGTCAAATAAAACATTAAAGGGGGCAGAGTTTCCGACCATAGGTTCACAAGAATTCGATAAAGGTTTTAATGCAACAAGTTTTGTAAAAGGGTTTGATCCACAAAATATATCAGGTTCAATAAAGAGTGCATTGGATATTGTTAATTTAGTAAAACAAAATGCGGGAGGTGTAGGTAAACTTCCCGGGGATCTTATTGGGGAAAATTTGTTTTCTAAGTTTCAACAGCTTACTCAAGCACTCAAATCAAATAATAAAGAATTGCTAGAAATAATTGAAAAAGAAATAGAGAAAATTAATGAACCCGAATGATATTGAAGGTATTAAAAAATCAAATGATGAAGCCCTTAAAAAAGAAAGAATAAGGGATAGAGAGCGTACTCCTGATGCAAATAAAAATCGTAAAGGAAAATATGGCTTAGTAAATTCTCAAGAATACATCGGAGGTCACAGACTTACGTTTGATAGCACCCCTGGTTCAAGGGTAGTTGAAGTAGCTCATGGATCTGGCACTTATTGGCAGGTGGCGGAAGATGGTAAAGAAACAAAAGTTACCGTAGGAAATTCACATCAGCATTATAAAGAAGGAGTTACTATCTCTATTGATCAAAACGGAGATATTAAGATCGCAGGTCACGCTAGAATTGTGATAGGAGGAGGAGCGCATATTGAGGTAAAGGGGGATGTAAATCTTGTTACTGCAGGTGATATGACCCAATTCATAGGAGGCAATATGAACCAGGTAATTGGAGGTGACTTGAATCAACACGTTGGGGGTAAAGTCTCATTAACTTCAGGTGGGACAAATGATATAGTAGCAGGGGGAGACATAAAAGTTTCAGCTCCTAGGATTGATTTAAATTAATGCCGGGAGCTCATAGAATAGGAGATGCTCGTTTTTGTGGAGCAACAACAAAACAAAAAGGCCAATCAACTGTTTTTGTAAACACTAGATTGTGGGCAGTATATGATGATCCTAACACCCATGGAGACGGGGGCCTCATTCCTGTAACAGGAACCACTGTTTTTATAGAAGGAAGAAATGTGATAGTTGCTTTGGGAGACAAAGGAAAGGTTGATAATGCATCTCATGTTTCTCCTGAAACCGACCCAAAAGAATCAAGTACAACAGTTTTTTCATACGGATAAAAAATGGCAAGACCAGAATTAAGAACACATTTAAAAGATAAAGAAGAAAGATATTCAGACTTCACAATGGATTTTGCGGTCAACCCAACATCAGGAAATTTAGCAAAACTCACTGATGAAAGGGCTATTGCTCAAGCCCTTAAAAATAGGATTCTTACAAATATGGGTGAAAGGCCATACAATGCAATGTATGGGACAAAAATAAAAAATTCTTTGTTTGAATTATCAACACCTGATGTAGTTGATTTTATAAAATCAATTGTTGTTAATGCAGTAGATCAAGAATATAGAGTTTCACTAGAAGATGTGAACGTAATTGATGATTATACTAGAAATGGGTTAAAAATAAACATTTTTTTCAAACACATAAATAGTTCTGATATATACAAGATAGATTTATTTCTAAAAAGAGTTAGATAAAAATGGCGAACACCTCAATAGATTTAGTACCTTTAGATTTTGACACACATCGAAGTTCATTAATTTCCTTTCTTCAAAATCAACCAAATTTTAAAGACTATAATTTTGAATCTTCGAACATGCGGGTTCTATTGGATTTGCTAAGTTTAAACACATTTAAAAATGCATTCTATCTAAACATGATACATTCCGAAGGTTTTCTTGATAGTGCGTTATTAAGATCTTCATTGTTTTCTAAAGCAAAAGAATTAAATTACCTGCCTAGATCTATAAAATCTTCAACAGCTAAAGTGTTAGTTGAATTTGAAGCAACAGGACAAAGTCAACCATATGTTATTCGAAAAGGTGAAACATTTACAACTCTTGTTAAACAAGAGTCCTATAGTTTTTCTGTAGCAGAAGATATTGTAGTAACTTCACCCAATAACTCGTTTTCATTTACAACCAGTATATTTGAAGGAATTTATAATTCGGATTCATATGTGTATGGTACTCAAGACAAAAATCAATTTTTTAAAATACAAAACAAAGATGTAGACATAAGTAGTTTGGTTGTGTTGGTATATGAAGACAATGTTTTAATTCCTCAAAAATATATTAGAGCAACAACATTGCTAGGTTTAACCGAAAATTCTAAGATATTTTTTGTTCAACCTAGTATAGATGGTTTTTATGAAGTTGTTTTTGGTGATGGGGTTATGGGTAAACAACCTAAAAAAGGATCTTCAATAATTTTAGATTATCGTGTTTCAGTTGGACCAGATGCTAATGGGTCAAAAGTTTTTACTTCAAACTTTGATCCGACAGGTTCAGGTGAATTGTTATCTACAGTAAATGTAAAGGTGTTACCTTTCTTTTCTAATAATCAAACACAAGCATATTCAATTGATGGTGAATTGGCGGAAAGCGAACAATCAATTAAATATTATGCTCCAAGACATTTTCAAGTACAAGAAAGAGCTGTTACAGTTTCTGATTATGAAATTTTACTTAAAACACAATTTCCTGAAATTGGCGCAGTCACAGTCTTTGGAGGTGAAGATTTGTCCCCACCTCGTTATGGTAAAG